GCTCTCACTACTAACCGAAGCGCAGAATGTCAGCCGTCTTGAACAGTCTCTGTTCTGCCCGCTCAACAGCGGTCAACGCCCGCTGCATAGCCTCGACGTCGCTACCGTAGACGGTGAACCGGCTGTACTCACCGTAGTTGTCCTCGACAACAACCTCGGCGCTAACAATGCTGTACTTGATGGACATGACTACTTTCTCCTGAACTGCATTCGCAATTAACAGGTTCCACTAGGCCAGCCTTTCGACTGACCTAGTGTTTCTGTCAACTACTCGACGTCGTAGTTGTAATCATCTGACCAGACTTGATCGTATGTCCAAACGTAGTCTGGCTCGATCCTCTGCTCTGCCGTATTACTTGACGTCCTGTCGTAGTCCCAACAAGCTTCACTCGGCCGAAACATCGTCACTCAACTCTGGCTGTGTTGCGACGAGCGTACCTGCCTGCTTCATGAACGCTGCAAGAACCAACTCTTCAGCAGTCGGTTGCGCTGCCTCGGTCTTGTTACCATCCTTGACAGTCTGCTTCCGAACGGGCCTCAGTTCGTTTTGCCGAACCTCGGTAACCTTTCCAGCTGCATCGGTAAACGTTGCGGTGTTACCCACAAACAGCTTGTGCTCGTTACCAGCGTACACATCCTGATCGTACTTGGGCTTGACCATCCCATTGTACAAGTCGTTGATGGTATGCATAACGGCTGACAAGTTCTGCCGATCTCCCGCTTCCCAGCTTGTCCACTTACCGGACAAGATCGGAGGGTTGAGATAACCGGCCAACGTCTGGATAGCTTCCAGTACGGGTGTAATGTTAATCATAGCTACTCTCTCTTTCTGTGTCAACTCGTTGTCAACACATTCGAGGTTGCGACTATCGCCACAACCTCTCAGTGCTTACACTAAGTCTAGTGTAACTGTCTTGCTCCAAGCAGCAACCTTGTTACGCTCTTCTTCCAACGCTGTAGCTTGGATGCTCTCTTCGTTGTAACCAATCGCTGCGTCTTCCTGCATCTTGATCCAACGATCGTAGATCAGCAAGCAGTTGTTGCACAACTCCCAACCGTCGTAAGTATGTGCCATTGGCAATTCGTGACAGTGGTCACAAAGCGGCTTACCGTTGAATGTAATCATTAGTCAGTACCTTCTATTCTCTCGACCGATTCGCCTTCGTACCTCAACAGCGAGGCACATCCTCCGCAGAGCTTAACTTCTGCGTTGTTATCGAAGAGGTACCAATAACCACTACGGTATTGGCACATCTCACATCTGCTCATCTCTACCTCCTAGTATTGCGATGATGGGGGTTTCCCCCGAAGATCACTCTGTAATCTCCGAGGGAAACATAGGTAACATGTAAACTGGTCGACCAATCCTGCGGGCGTACTGGATGCAATGTGCAGTCCCTCTACTCGTAGGGCCATAACACCACATCTTGTCCGCAGCGTCTACCATCCTGATGTTCCGTACAAAGTTAGCGTGGATACCACTAACGTATAAGGTGCTAGCGGTAGTCACAATCTCAGATGCCTGCGCTAACAACTCATCGAACTCAGCTAATCGATCTACACCGGTCAAACTGTGCTGACCCCAGTAGTAACGTCCATAAGTAGGATGTGGTACGAAAGCCTGGAATGGAATCTGACACTGAATCGCAGCTCTAGCTAGGGCCTCATCGAAACCCTCTGCCATACCGGAGATAAGAGTGAGGTCGACGCTCTCATCTCTACTGCGGATCATGCTAACAAGAGTGTCTATAATCCACCCCATAGCTGCGACGGAAGTCACTATCGAACGTGTACCTGTACCTGCTATAATCATCTCTCTCTTCTCTGTAGTATAGTGGTAGGGGGTTAACGTCTCACTACCATCGACGTAATCTCAGAATGGACAGTCGTCTAGATCTTCTCGCAGTGCTTCTGCTAGGGCCTGCTCATTTGGATCGTCTGCTACTTGTGAAAGCAAATCTTCCAGTTCCTCTCGCTCTGTCGCCGGAACCCAGTAACCGTATTCATCTAACTTATACATGGTGTTCTCCTTCTTACTCTAATTCACACTCACGCGGAACGACAGTAGAGAAGCAGACCGCAGTTGTTCTGCACGTAGGCTTTGCGGAGTGTAGAACAAATGTTAAGGACAGATGTCAAGAGGGGCTGCTGTTACCGTGCCGCCGTAAGGCGTAGTCGGGCGGAGCGAAGGCTTTGCGGAGCGCAAGCCCCAACCGTGTCTCGTGAGCAGGCGATCTTATCCCCTCTTTACATCTGGCCGGGTCTGCTACTCTGCGGAGTTCTGTGTGTGTGTGGTATCCAGCGTTCATTGCTAGGCTTTGCGACGCAATGAGAGCGGGACTCAGTACAATGGTACGAAGTACGTATCTAGCGAAGTGTAGCAAGCGTTCATTACGAGGCTTTGTGAAGTAATGAAAGCGTAGCTACACGAGCAGTAGTAATTCTGTCTATGTGCGGTAGCACATCAACGTCGAATGCATTGAGGCGGCTTTGCGCCTCATGAGGCTTTGCTCATGCATTCGGCGTTGTCTTGTAACTCGCTGGAAATTTAAACTCACAAAAAAATTGTGTAGAACACAGGGCTATATTGCGACTGGAGTATGTACTAGTAGGGGCAACGCTGGGATTGTAATTAGCTGGCTGCCGCCAGGTATTACGTGGTGCAAGGTAGTACAATCGGCGAAGCCTCAACTACCTTGCACACTTCCTAAGATCCTGAGGTAACTACTAGTAGGGGGAACGCTGGTGACTAGCGCAGCTGGCTGCCACCCTATCTTACGTCTGAGCGAAGCGAAGACCTTGGTGTTAACTGCGTTGCTTTGGTGTTTATATTGCGACACTTTGGCGTAGCCAAAGTGTCTGAGACTGCGACATCGAACCCGTTGCTAATCTTACAACACTACGCGCAAGCGTAGTGTTGTAACCCAGTACACACTACACTAGCGCCAGCTAGTGTAGTGTGTACGTCAAGACTAGACAAGACGGTAGTCTTGTCTAGTCTTAGTATTACGTAGCGAAGCTTGCTTCGCTCTTCCTATCCTAGCCTAGAGGCGTAGCCTCTAGGCGCAGACGACACGTGACACAGTACACCGAAGCGGTGTACTGTGTCCTTCCTCTTCATCTAGGGGTATAATATTTATGAAGCCCCCGGCTTCATAAATATTATACCCCTAGATGCGACGCGCGAGTGAACATCCGTACGAGTGATTGATCCCTCTTATGCGATAATGGAAAGTTTCTTTTTATTGGCTAGTGCCAAATTAATTTTGAAAGTTTGAGCAGGCTAAGTTAAATAAGATACCAAAAAAAGTTTAGTAAAACATTTGACACGACCTTTATTTTAGTGTACACTCAGTCCATCGCAAAGCAGTCTACTTCTAAACTTGCCGAAGACGCCCAGGCGTTCATTAAATCCGTTAAGGATTTTGGCAACCCCGAACGTGCCGCTAAATACGCAATACAAAATAAATCTCCGGAATCTCCTGAGGGAGAAGATGATTCTAGTCCACCCAAATTTTTCTCAAAAACCTTCGAAACGCGTCAGTCTGAGAAACCCAGATTTTGGCCGAAGCTTCAGATCCTCGATTTTAGGAAGGAGGCAATCACTTTTATAGAAACTTTCTACTTCCAATACAAGTCCCTTCCCAGTCTCGCTGATTTCGTTGCAAAATTCAGTCCCGATCTGTTGCCTAAGGGTCCAGCAGACTGGGAGGACTTCTTAGTAAATATCCAAGAGCCTCTTCAAAACCGTGGAATACCAGCGTATGAAACCCCATTAGACTACCTAGAACCAAACTTTGTTCTAGCTGTAAACCTAATCGTTAACCCTTATGACAAGCGTCCAATACCAGGTAAGCTTAAGGAAGCTGGTTTAACTACTAAACAGTGGCAAGGTTTTCTAAGGCAAGCTTCCCATCAGGAATATTACCGTAAACGTCTAGATCAGATCTTCGACGAAGATACTCAGAACGACGCCAAGCTAGCTCTACAGCGGCTGATCCAAGCGGGTGACTTACAAGCGATCAAGCACTACCATGAACTTCAGAACATTTACAGGCCGAGCCAACAAGACAACCAAATCCAGCTAATCTTGATGGCTATCATGGAGATTCTCACTATGCACGTGCCACCAGAGATAATCGGGAAGGTAGCGGAAAGTCTTCGTTCCTCTCCGCAGTTGAAGGCCATCGAGGTTAAAGCCCTATGATAGTGTACCCTCGCAGCTATTGGACCAGTGTTGTCCCGCGGCCACTAAGCGGTACAAATGAATTCGACGGTCTACCCTATTTCGATGACCCACCTGTAGGTATTGAGTTCGAGTCTCTCCCAGATGAGATCCTGTATGTCTATCGCAATCCTAGTATCGAATTGAACCGCTTGCGGCAACTTTCTATTTTGGGTACTGGTCATACGGATATTAACTACAATTATGCTATCAGTCAGAATACAGAAGGTGTTTACGTGTTACGGGGTGGTATTACTAAATGCAGAAGTTCCGACAATCTCCGAGTTCTGATGCTTATGGGTCGTTCAGAACGAGCTACTGACATAATGAAGAAGAACCAAGACGACTTTATCAATCAGCCTCTGGTTAACGCTTATCCTATTAACCCAATGTCTCTAGGCGATTCCGACGTTCACGTCTTTAACCTGATCGAATTTCTAGCTGAGCGTTCTTTATACAAAGCTAGGAACGACGGAGTTTACAATATGTTTGTAGAGCACGCCGTTCAGAAGTTGCAGAAAGACTTAAGGCTAACCATCGACGGTACATACTCTAGATGGGTAATCAACGCTCTAGAAAACCTAGATAGAGAATATATTGGAGTTTGAAAAACTAACTCTTCTTGCCGAGGAGTTCCTAAGAAAAACCTCAATAAATCCGGGGATCAATGCATATAAACCGCATCTCTCGCAAGAGAAGTTTCACACTAGTAGGGCCAAAGAGAAACTATACATCGGTGGCAACAGGTCGGGCAAGACTGTTGCAGGCGTTACTGAAGCAGTATTCAGACTTACCGGAGAGCACCCGTACCGTAACGACCTTCCCACCCCCTGTAGGGGTAGAGCAGTTGCTGTTGACATCGAAGATGGAATCAAGAAAATCCTCATACCGGAGTTCCAGAGGTGGGTACCAGTAAAGTTCCTTAAGCATGGCTCTTGGGAAGAGAGTTATGATAAGGCTGGGCGCGTTCTAACTTTAACTAATGGTTCCTTCTTAGAATTTATGTCTTATGAACAAGAAATGGAAAAGTTCGCAGGTACGAGCCGCCATTTCTGTTTTTTCGACGAAGAGCCTCCGGCGGACATTTTCAACGAATGCATGATGCGCTTAGTTGACACTGATGGAGATTTCTGGATAAGCATGACACCACTAATTGAAATGAGCTGGATTAAGGACCGGATTTATGACCCTTGGTCTGGTGGCGAGGAAAGTATCTACGTACAAGAAGTAGATACCGAGGAGAACCCGTACATCTCAATTGACGCACTTAACCGGATTACACGTAACCTCTCCGACGAAGAAAAACTTGCTAGACGCTCAGGTAAATTCATTACGCACACAGGGTTGGTATTCGCCGGATCATTCTCACCCAGATCTTATACCGAAGGTGGAAATCTCGTACATGACATCCTTGATGAAAACTTCAAGGAGTACGTCAAGAACTGGGGCCATTTCGTATGTATGGATCATGGCTACGCTAATCCTAATGTCTTTCTTTTCTGTTGCTACGATTCTATGGGTCGTATTATAGTGTACGACGAGCTATACGATACGCGGAAGATCGTTAGGGAGAACGCCTTAGCTTATCTTCAGCGGCTGGAAGTTCTTAACGTTAGACCAGTCTACGTGGTGGGCGATCCTTCAATACAGAATACTAGTCCTATAACTAGAACCTCTATTCAAACCGAATATATGGAACACGGTGTTCCAATAGCGCTGGGTCATAACGACGTAAGAGCGGGGATCGCTCGGTTGCAAAACCGTTTTTTCAAGCGGCTCCTGTTTGTAACTGAGCGTTGTGAAGAAACGTTAAAGGAACTTCAAAATTACCGTTGGGACCGCTACGCTAGTTCTAAGCTGGAGGCTAGAAGAAACAAGAAGGAAGTGCCTCTAAAGAAGAATGATCACTGTATGGACGCTCTCCGTTACGGTGTAATGTCTAGGCCAGCGCTCGAAGAAGAAGAGGATTCCCCTGTAGGTAATATCCTGTCCCTTCCTGAGAGCGGCGTCAAAGAGATGGATTACGAACTCTGCTTCTCAAGGCCACAAGAACAGTTCGACGACCAGTTAGGAATTGAATGGTGATAATCTCTCAATTTTATCGCCCCTCCACTGAAAAATGGGAGACGTTCGATTCGATCTTTGATCTTAGTACTACCATAAAGAGAACAGAAAAAATGATAGAGGCAGGAAACGAGTTTACTTGGAGAATTATGGAGGTAACTAAGTGATTATCTTAGAGAAGCCTAACTACCCACCATATGTCTGTATTACCTGCGGTGTTGGTACTAATCGTAAGTGGTTCGTTAGTCTAGATTACCCACTTGATAACTACTTCAATCCTGTTAATGATGGTCAGATTTTCCAATGTAATGAATGTTGGGAAGGACTAGCTACGGAGGTTGCGAAGGCTGTTCAGGTATTCATGATCGGCCAACAGCCTTGGGAAGAGGGAGAATACGTTAAACCAACTTATGATAACGTTACAGAACTGAAACGAGAGGTAAGCTTTGGAAGAGGAATTAGTACCCACCCTTCTGGATACGATCAATCAGCAAAACCTAGTGATACAGAACCTACAGGAAGTGATAGCGAGTCTCAGCCAACAGATACTAATGAGGACGACGATTCCGTACGAGAGTTCCGAGTCTTCTTCAATGGAGGACCAGACGGAACTGCCAGTTGACGCTATTATATTTGAAGGAGAGGAAGCATGAGTCCGGACGAACCAGAGACACCAGAAGGAGAACCAGATGACGAAGGAGCTTGATGAGCGTTTTTCGTTCGGTCCCCCACCAATCCAAACTGCGGAAGACGCTGTTTACGCCTTCCTCCGAAAAGAGATTACCGAAGACGAGTTCCGAGCCGCTTGTGATAAGTACGGAGTTCTTCCAGGTACTCTCTTTAATCCACATTCAGCCAAGGTTGAACGAGTGGACGCTGCGTACGAGCAACAGATCCCAGAAGATATGTTTGCTCCAGAACCAGAAGAGACTACTCTAGAAGATCGTCTCAAGATGGTTGACGAGAAGCAGAAGGAAAGAGATAAGGCTACTAAGGAAGCTGGCCTTCCTACGCACGAAGTCAAAGAAAACCAGAAGCTTCCAGAAGCAACTACGGTTAAGACAAGTAAGTAATGATTCAGGTTACTGGCAGCGCTGACTCTAATCTCATTGAAAAATGGGATCAGAAGCTTAAGTCCTGTCAACAGATACGCCAGAATTTTGAGAGACAGTGGTATGAGAATCTATCGTTTTATTTTGGCCGTCAGTGGATCGTCTCAACCCGTAATCCCAACGGTGGGTTTTCCCTTGTGGAGCAGCCCGCCCAAGATAAATGGCGGGTACGTCACACTGTCAACCGAATCCTACGAATTATACGTACTGAAGTTACAAAGCTAACTAAAGAAGAGCCACAATTCTACTGTATGCCCGCTAGTACAGAAGAGAAAGATCGTCTGGCCGCTATGGCTGGAGACGCTATTGCAGAGTTTATTATCCGTACAAAGTATTTTAATCGTAAGCGGCTAGAAGCTACATTCTGGGCTACTATTTGTGGAACAGCCTTTATTAAGAACTGGTACGACCCACAGAAACTAGAGATAGACGGTCAACCCGGTAAGATAGATTTTGAGGCCGTTCCGGCCCCGTACTTGTTTGTACCTAACCTCCAAGCCACCGAGATGGAGCGTCAACCTTACGTAATCCACGCTAGAACCCTGTCGCCAGAAGAAGTTTACATGAGTTATGGCGTTGAAGTTCAACCTGGTACAGACAGTTCTGGCTTGCTGATGGACGCTAGGTTCCAAACGGCTCTTGGTGTTAAGCAAGGTAAGGGACAAGACCCTAAACAGTGTTACGTTAAAGAGGTTTACGTCAAGCCTTGTAAAGACTACGCAGACGGAGCGATGATTGTCTATTCTGAAAATAAGATCTTGTACGTCTATGAGCAACTTCCAGACCAATTATTCAACATGCCACAAGACGATCCTCAGATGTCCTTTGATTTCGGGGACAGCGGGGTAGCTAATAATGTCCCAGGGGCACCTGTAGGTATTCCTGATCTTTCCACCCCTGTAGGTAATTCTGAACCCTCTGATAATATTATACCCCCGAAATCTGATTTTGAAGGTCTTTCCGGTTATAAGCATGAATTCCCATATCGTCATGGTAGGTACCCTTTCGTAAAGATAGACCACATTGTCACGGGAATGTTCTACGGTGATTCAGTCATCAAGTACCTCGTTCCTATTCAGCGAGAATATAATCGTACTCGTTCAATTATGCTTGAAAATAGGAATCTTGCCGGTAAGCCTCAATGGGGATATATCGCCGGTTCCTTTGATCCTAAGAAATTCAACTCTCGTCCTGGGCTACTACTGCCTGTTAATATGGGTTTTGACCCTCCCAGACCACTCGAACAACCACAATTACCCCCATCCGTCTCAGACGACTTGCAAATTACCGTACAAGATATGGATGACATCTCGTCACAAAGTGAGGTAAGTAAGGGAGGCGTTCCGCCTGGTATTGAGGCTGCATCAGCAATCGCTTATCTATCAGAAGCCAACGATTCTATCTTCCATCCTACAGTACAATCTATTGAAAACGCCATCCAGGAAACTGGCATTCAGGTTCTAGCTAACGTTTATGATTACTGGGATGAAACAAGAATCGTTCGTATGACTTCTAAGAATCAGTTCATGGAAGCGAAGCAGTTTAAAGCGCAAGATATGAACCCTATTATGGACTTCCGAGTCGAAACTAACTCAATGGCACCTAGATCAATCGCTGCGAAGCAGGCGTTTATTACAGAACTGATGAAGATGGGTGCTATCGACCCGACTAAGGCGCTACGATACTTGCAGATGTCTGAGACAAACAAGCTGTATGACGAGATGATGCTGGACGCTAGACACGCTCAGCGTGAAAACGTCTATATGTCACAAGGTCAGCCTCTTTATAAGATTGACCCTAACGGCCAGCCGCCAGTAGACCCGATGACTGGTATGCCACAAATAGATCCGATGACGGGTATTCCGGCGCCGGCGTATAAGATGGCAGTACAGTCCGATCCGATGACTGGTGAAGACGTTATTGACCCGACCACAGGTATGCCTAAACAGTATCAGGTAACAACTAACCCGTTTGACGCACACGAAGTACACGTAGAAGAGCATCAGAACTTCCAGAAGTCTCAGGAATTTGAACTGTTGCCTCCGGAAATCCAACAGATTATCCAAGATCACGTAGACGAGCACAAGATGGAGTTGCTCAAAGAGCGAAACGCAGTTCAAGCTGACCAGGCTCAAAATGGTGGCGAAGAAACGATCCCTCCAAGAGAGATCGGGCCGCCAGGCGAAAGCCAAGCAGTTAGTGCGAACGGCCATAACCAAGGAAGCATGACGAGTGTCTGATTGTTTAATTGGCAGAGAAGGGGCTAGGACACCAGGTGGATACTGGCAGGTCTACCCTAAGACGCATGATGGATATACTAGATTGCATAGATATGTCTATGCTAAGCACTATGGAATCAAGCTAACTTCTAAGGATCTAGTGAGACATGTGTGCGGTAATCCATCCTGTATAGAAATAACTCACCTAACACTAGGAACCCATAAGGATAATCACTGGGATTCTATTGAAGAGGGAAGATATAGCAGACAGAAGCTTTACCCTGGGCAAGTAGGTGAGATAGAAAGAAAGTATAAAGAGGGTAATATAACTATGAAGGATCTCGGTACTGAGTATGGTGTTACCGCTGCTAATATAGAAAAAATTGTAAATGGAAAGACATGGGGAGTTTAGTCGGTGGATGACATTACTTTTGAAGGCTCTCCCGGGGCTGTAGGTAGTTCCGAGTCGCCGGAACCAGAATCAGAACAAACTAGTGAAGAAGGCTTAGCTTCTCCGTTTCTTGCGAAAATTCCCGCCCAAGACCGAGCGGTAGTCTCTCGGTATATTAAGGACTGGGACGCAGGAGTAACTAAGAAGTTCCAAGAGTACTCAGGGAAGTTAAAGCCTTACGAACAACTTGGTACTTACGAGGATTTGCAGAAATATTACAACCTTGCCAACAACCTTAGAACCCAACCTGAGATGGTATTTCGTCTCATGTATCAAGGTTTGCAACAACAATATGGTGATGATTGGGACAATCAGCTTAACCGGATCTTGGGAGTGGAGGACCAAATGTCAGAAGAGTACGAATATGAAGAAGGTGGTGAAGAGGCTGACCCCAACGACGTATTTCAACAGAACGTAATGCAGGAACTTGAAGAACTCCGCGCTTGGCGTGATGAGCAAACATCAGCACAACAACAGTATCAAGAGAATGAGCAACTAAACCAAGTACTCTCTGGACTGCACCGTCAGTATGGAGAGTTTGATGACGAAGGTGTTTTAGTACGAATTGCTGCTCATGGCGATCCACATAAAGCCGTTAAGGAGTGGAGAGCTACAGTAGCAAAATACAGTCAGAATGGTTCCCAAAGACAAGCCCCAAAGGTAATGGGGGGTCAGGGTGGGGTACCATCAGATCAGGTAGATGCTAAATCACTTCGTGGAGCAGATCGTAAGCAAGCTGTTGCGAACATGCTTGCAGGACTCGAATAAACCCTAGAAAGGACAACAGTGTCTGCAACCCTGACCACTGTTAACGCAATCCTCAAAGAGATCTATGAGGGAAACGTTAACGATCAGCTCAATAATGAGCGCATTACTATCAAGAGGATCGAACGAACCTCTGAGGGAACTGGATCTAACGCAGTTGGAGGTAAGTACGTTACCTTCCCTGTCCGCATTTCCCGTAACGCTGGTATCTCCTACCGTGCGGAAAATACGCAGATTGCTGCCGCAGGTCGTCAAGGATTGGCCGCTGCAACAGAAGGTCTTAAGTACGGATATGGCCGCGTCAGACTGACGGGTCAGCTGATTGCACTTGCAGAAAGTGATCGTCAAGCGTTCACCTCTGCAATGGACCTTGAAATGGACGGACTTAAGGACGATATCCTTAAGGACGAGAACCGGATTGCCTACGGCCATATTGACGCAGCAGTTGCGTCTGGTATCAAGTCGAAGGTTGTTTCCATTGCAGGTCAGGTTGTTACAGTCGATTCGACTAACCACATTGATCCAGGAATGGTGGTTGACTTTACTAACGCTGGTACTCCCGTTGCAAACGGTACAGCGGTAGTTGTCAACGCAGTTCTTACTGCAACTACCTTCTCAGTGCTTGGTACTGCTCCAACTACTGTGGCTGGTAACTACGTTTCTCGTACCGGTGACTATAACAACGAGCCAACTGGTCTTAATAAGATCATTGATGCTACTGGTGCAGTCCACGGTTTGGACCCAGCTACTCAGCCAAAGTGGGCTAGCTACGAAGATTCAGCTACTACTACTCTTACTGAACTTGCAATGATTAAGGCAATGGATGAAGTTCGCCGTTCAGGCGGCAAGATCCCTACTGCCATCTTTACAAGTCTTGGTGTGCGTCGTGCGTACTGGAACTTGATGACAAGCCTTCGTCGTTATAACGAGCCTAAGACGTTTGCGGGAGGTCTTACGGGACTCTCGTTTATGTATGGCGAAAAGGACCTTCCAGTCGTTGCCGATCCTGACTGCAACGATAAGCAGATGTTCTTCCTCACCGAGTCTGAAATCAAGATTTGGCGTGACAAGGATTGGTACTGGGAAGATCGGGCTGGAAGCGTTTTGCAGTGGGTTACTGACTATGACGCATTTGAAGCGCTGATGAAGAAGTACTGGCAGATCGGTACCCATCAGCGTAATGCTCATGGCAAGCTCACTAACATCACTGAGACTTAATATACCCTCTATCGAGTCTCAGCTGATATGAGTGTTCCCCCCTTCCCTTATCCCGCCGATTAGGTCGATCGGGGGAACACTCATGCCAACTCCAACGATGGGTTCGATGGAAGCGATTCTTAAGGTGCCATTCCAATCAGAAAAACAGCGACGGTTCCTCTGGAAGAATGAGCCTGAGTTGGCGAAAAAGTGGGCACGTAAGTATGGCTCTAAAGCTATCCGTAAAGAGGCTTTGAACAAGATGATTACGAGAGTGAAGAATGGCTCCTCCAACAACAGTAGATGATACCGTAATCTACACTCCGAGGAATCTGTTCTTCGATAAGAATGTAGTCGTAACTCTACTGGACGGTTCTCAGATCGAGGTTTGGGGTAATATGTTTGTCAACGGTAATCCGTTGGCTCTTATTGGCTCCTTGCCTATCGCTACTAACGCAGAAGCTGTCGCTGGTACTGATAACACAAAAGTAATGACTCCCCTTCGTACGAAGGAATCTATCATTGCAAATGCGCCAGGTGGTTCCGGGGCTGTAGGTTCTGTCAATGGCAAAACTGGTGTCGTTGTACTAAATCAAGATGAAGTCCTAGACGGTACTACTTATAAACAGTACCCCGCATCTGATAAAACAAAACTTGCAGGTATTGCTTCTGGAGCAACTGTTAACTCTACTGATGCTCAGCTTCGTGATCGTTCTACTCATACTGGTACACAAAGTGCTGATACTATTACGGATGGAACAACCAATAAAACCTTTTCTGCCGCTGAGGATACTAAACTTGCTGGAATAGCTACTGGGGCCACTGTTAACAGTTCGGATGCTACACTTTTAGCTAGGGCTAATCATACTGGTACCCAAGCTATTTCTACTGTAACTGGTCTGCAAGCTGCTCTCGATCTTAAAGATAACCTTCTCAGAACGATTAACACGTACTCTGGTACGTCTCTCACCGCTGTTGCTGGTGATAATGGAGCTTACGTTCGTTGTACTGGTAGCAATCCTACTTATACGATTCCTCCGAATAGCTCTGTAGCCTTTCCAGTTGGAACTCAGATCGATGGTATCGGTGTAACAGCAATGACTATTGTAGCTGGGGCAGGAGTTACTATTAATAAGGCGAGAACACTGGTTACACTTGGTGCTAAGTCTGGTTGGACTGCCATTAAAGTTGCCACAGATGAGTGGGACGTTCATGGAGACTTTGTATGAGTGTTGCAGTTGGCCTTATGGCCGATAGCTATAATAAACCAGCAGCCGGAGGCTGGACTCCCGCTAGTTTGTCTAGTCTTGAATGCTGGTTCGATGCTACGGTTGGTAGTAGTTTTACTTATTCGACAGGTAACGATCCTGGTGATCCTGGTAGTACGTATGTTAGTCAGTGGAGAGATTTATCTGGTAAGGCTAATCATGCTAATGGTTCTTCTAATGCTGGTTATCATCCCAAACGAAATGTAACTATTAATGGTTTGACTGCTGTAGACTGTTCTACTGGTTATGTAGCGGTGCTCAAATCTCTAGGGCTTACGACTTATCTATGCAGCGAATCAAAACCTTGTTCATATTTTATCGTTATTAGAACTGCGGCTGCGTTAGTTGGTTCTACCAATATTATTGGATCAGGAGCTTCTGGTACTACATTGAGGTTTTCCGGTACTGCTGGGGCGCTTGAACTCGTAATGCCGGCCGTTGGTAGCATTGTTGTTTCTATAGCAGGGGCGGTAGCTGCTGCTAATATATATGTGGTTGGTGCAACCTATTCGGCAACAGGACAGTATATTATTCGTTGCAATGGAGTACCTATTAGTAGTGGGACGTTAGATAGAGCTGTATCAACAAGTACAATGATGTCACTTGGTGGGTCAAGTGATACTAATTTGTCATCATTTGGTGGCTACGTCGGTGAAGCGGTAATCTGTAATACTAATATCTCTGGTACTGATCTTGATAGTCTTGAGAGCTATTTATTAACTAAATGGGGTCTAACGATTACCAGTCCTACTGACGTTTCCGGTCTATTAGCTTGGTATGATGCTTCTGATAATGCTAGTTTTACATACTCATCTTCGACTATAGTCTCACAGTGGAATGATAAATCAGGAAGCGGGTTACATTTTACGCAGGGTACTGTAGCTAATCAACCAAATCGTAATGGTAGTAAGAATGGTAAGGCTACGTTAGTATTTGATGGTGTAGATGATTCCTTAACAAGAGCCTCACCTATTTCTACTTTAACAGATAATTTTACAATGTTTGCCGTATATAAGAGAACTGGTGGGGATGCCAATGGTTCAACTATGTTTGCAAATGGTAGTACAGCTAATGGTTACGCTATTGCTTGCCGTGCATTTGGTAGCACTAATGTAGGCTGGATTAATGGTGGTATAAACTGGTATTATGGTAATCCTTTGCCTGATACTGCATTACATCAAGTACAGTGTTTGCGTAGAGCTTCAGGTACTTGGTCAATACATCTTAATGGTGTTACTCCAGCAGCAATAACTGGTGGTCCAGGTGCTCCATCTACTCCAGCTTCTCAGGCGACTATTTGTAATGCTACACACAAGTTTGCAGGAGAGGTTGCTGAACTTCTTTTCTATAATGTAGCTCTTAGTAATATTGATAGGATGAAGGTTGAAAGTTACCTAGGAAAAAAGTGGGGATTGTGAGCTACGCTCTAGTTAAAAACAACGCAATTGTCCAGTGTGGTACGTTGCCACAGGTTTGGAATGATGGTAATCGAGATTGGGACTTGCGTTCTATGAATGATACTCAATTAGCTACATTGGGCTGGCTCCCGGTAGTTACTGCTGTACGTCCTTCGGATACAGATACTACAACTACAGATTATTCAGTACAATTAGTTTCTGGAAAACCTACAGAAGTATACACAGCACGTCCTAAGACTCAAGCTGAAATAGACGCCACTGAAGCTAGTCAGAATTCTACCGAACTAATCACCGATTCTGGAGAAGCAGTAGATAAACTTGTTCTGGTGGTAGAGAACTTAAAGAAGATCACAGATATGACGAATGCTACAATTAATCAGAACCCTGCTGCTATAATTAAGGACCTGGCTAGAGAATGTAAGACAATAGCTCGCCAGGCTAATAGAGAAGCTCGCTTGACGTCTGGAACTACAGACTCTACTTATACAGGACCGCCTGATGTCTGATTTCTATGATCCTGGTACCGGTACCCACGTTATCGTGGATGGTATGATGGTAGAACGTGATGCTCTGCGGATCGCAGAAGCAGTTAGAGATTACGATGAAAACCTAGTTGTTCTTTGTCTAGACCCTAACTTAGCAACTGATATCTCGGAGGAGCCGTTCGTTATAGCGGAGAAAGGTCCAGATGGAATCTTACGTCCTGTATTACGAGTCTGGCAACTGGATGAAAATGTCCTACAAAGAATTTATCTCGCGGATAACCGAAAGTTCAACACCTACCAAACCCTACTTAATATGGAGCAACAACAGAAGGCTCGATATAGATACGAGTGGGAACAAGTGAGAGAGGAAACGAAAGACAAGGTGTCTCACATCGCTGGTATGAAATCTCAATATTCTGTCCCTGACGAAAAGACTGGAGAGATTGTCACCTTTTTCGATGATCGTCCAGCGGAGAGAAGATAATGTTAGTTTCTACTGCTCTAACCAGAATTAAGCGCCAGTTTGGAGATGAGTATGGTGTCGTCATTACTGATACCGATATTTATGGTTGGATATACTCAGCAGAGCTTGACATTATTCGTAACACTGGCTGCAATGATAACAACATTGATGTTTCTTCTGCTTCTTACCCATTTGTTGCGCCAGCTGCTGTTAACATCAAACGTATCAGCATAAACGGAAAAGCTCTTAAACTTACTTCGGTGGCAGAGATAGACTTACTCGGTCTATCTACAGAGATTGATGGTTATCCTCAATACTGGTATAAGAAAACCAACGAAATATTCATTTGGCCGCATCCTGATACGGTTGTTACTACCAACATACATTACAATAAGACACCTTCAATTATGACTGGCCTTCCGGCTGACAACGATTTTACCGTCCCAGACGTTTTCCAAGATGACGTTATTAAATACTGTATTGGTAGAGCGCATAACAAGAATAACAACCTACAGGCGGAGGGCGTACAGATGGCTCTCTACGATCAAGCCTTGAATACTCGTAGAGATGAATCTCAATCTGCTGATACAGTTCTATATAAGAGTGCCGACCCATTCGATTATGAGGAATACGATGGGAGCTACAACTAATGTTGAAGTGGGAATTGGCCTGGGTGGCGGGTATTTTAGAGGGAGAAGGAACTTTCTATATTGATTACAAGGGTTCAAATCCACAGATAAAAGTAAATCTAGCTATGATGGATGAAGATGTGGTTCAAGAGGTATTTGATATTGTCAAAATTGGTAGATTCTATGGTCCCAGTAAGAAAGGAATGTGGACTTGGCAAATCAATAAACAGACAGAAGCGGCAGCCTTCATGATGACTATCTATCCTCTTATGAGAGATCGAAGGAAAGAGAAAATTAAGGCTTGTTTAAAGGAATGGAAATCCTTTCCATATATGTACCAAAGGCCTTGTCCAAGAGGACATAGAGTTGAGGATGGAAGTTTTTACGTTGCTTCAAGTGGAGGAAGAGTTTGTAGGGTTTGTGAAAAAAGTAGAGTGCGTCGAGATAGAATTAAGGATTAGTGGCTCGTGGCATTAGCGTCTCAAATCCAGGGCGAAGAGTATTATCGGGTAGCTATCGGCCAGGGTATGTACACCGCTGAGCTACCTTCCAATATTCCAGATGGC